CTTCTGAGGGCGTATTGTTCGACACGGGTATGTCGGTCAAGTATACCGTTGGTACTATGGACAAGCTGACAGTGTTTTTCGCATGACCGTCAAATATCGTGGTGAAACTTTTTCGGGTTATAACAAGGCTAAACGAACGCCTAATCACCCGAAGAAGTCCCACGCTGTCTTGGCGAAAGAAGGCGATAAGGTCAAGCTAATTAGGTTTGGTCAGCAAGGGGTGAAAGGTGCGGGCAAGAATCCGAAGAGCGCGAAAGATAAAGCTAGGAAGAAGTCGTACTACGCACGTCATGGCCCTGCGCCGAAAACAAAACTCTCAGCAAAATATTGGTCACATAAGGTTAAATGGTGATGAAAGGCAAGAAGAAGATAAACAAAGTAATCAAAGGCTTAAAAAAAGCTAGCAAATTACATGCGGCTCAAGCGAAGTCTCTGGAAGGTGTTGTTAAAATGCAAAGCGGTGGACTTATTCAGCCTGATGTAGAAAAAATAGCGGCCATGCGTAGAGATCGCAGAGCGTTGGACGGTATCGCACAGCGTGGACAGACTAAAGGCACTCTCACATGATGGAGCGTTATCAAAAGGCGCTACAGGATTTGTTAATACAAAACCAACAGCCAGAGATAACAGACGAACAAATCAGAAAATTTGTTCGAGGAAAGACTGATCGAGAGGTTGCTAGAGTCATGATGAAGGCTGGCATTGACATCAACCGATTAGCAAAAGCGATAAATATGCCAGTGAGCAAAGCCCGAAAAACATTCGAGAGAGTTTTGCCACAGGCCCGTGCAGACAATGAAAGACTGCGACTATCACAGGAACTACGGCAGGGAAGGCGTCTTGCCAGTGATCAGGCCCGTGAAAAACGGGCGCCGAATGGTATTCGGGACTTGGACGTTTCTTAGTCCAAAAGCAAAGCGAGGATAAGCTATGAGACTTAATGCTATCAATCCGAAAGACAATCCATTAGATGAGGTCTTATATTGCTTTGGTTCGGCTGGGGATTTCGATGATAGCGTTGGACAAAGTGTCGGCGGCGGGCGTGATGACTCTGATGATGATGATGATGAACGCGACAGAGTAGCAAAAAGAGCAGGAGTTTCCAAAGACACAATAGTTGGTAGTGGCCCCGGCGGCGGTAACGTAGTCAGATCGAGGGACGGTACTCCTGTGAAAGCAGGAAGGTCTGTAGAAAGAGAAGCAGAACGCGAAGGGGTATCGGTCGAAGAAATCAACCAGAGAATCAATGATGCATATAGTTTTGAAACTCTGGGGTTTGATGAAGAAGATCTAGCTGATAGCTCTGTGCTTGATGAAATAGCGTTCGAGTTTGACAATATAGATGTAGAGTCAGCGACAGATGCAGAGTTTTATGAAGATGAAATATTAAGAGGTCTCCGTCGTGAGGGAGACTATTCGGGTGTTTTCGACTTGGTTCCACAAGAGCCAGATTTTGCTCCAGAAGTAACATCAGATTTTGTTCCAGATGAAGTAACTGAGGGGTTAGATGCTGTTGTCGCAGAGACAGAAAGAGGTCGGGCAATAGACGAGTTAATCGTTGCCTTTCAAAACAGCATATTTGCAGATCAGTTGCCTAGCAGTGGAGACCCGCAACAGCAAGTAGAAGATCTTCTTACAAGCATAGGAGAGCGAGCCACAGCAGAAAAAAACCTAGAGCCATTCAGTATAGAACGAATACAGAACATAACAGAAGACCTTCTCAAGAATCCAGCTAATCGAGAAACCATACAAACCAGCGTAGGTGAGATCCCTGTCTCTGATTTAGTGGCAAGTACACAGGCAGAAAGAGCCGCCGCCGCCGACGCCGCCGCTAGGGCAGGCCTTGATGCAAGCACTGAAACAACTACGCAAACTGTTGGGGATATGACAATAACAGAGGGTCCAGATGGCAAGACAATTACTAGGGGTAATATGTCAAATGAGGAGCGTGAAAAAATTTTCCAAGAGGGTGAGGCTAAAGAGGGGTTGACCCAAAGCGAACGTATGGATCAAGCGTTCGAAGACCCAGAAAAAGAAATAACTGCTGACGCTCCTGATCTTAGCCCAGATCCATTCGATGATCTCGATCCCCGTTTATTCGATGAAGATGAGCAAGCAGATTTAACTGATAGGGATGCGGAGCGATCAGAATCAGAAGGAAGTGTGCTAGAGATTACATATCCTGATCCCGATCTATTTGATTTAGATGACCAAGCAGACTTTAGGGATCGTCGAGCGGCCAGAACAGTTGATGAAGATACTGGTCTACCGGTATCTGCACGACAAGCTGAATCACCAACCTTTAGTGATCCAGATGTACCGCTCTACGGCGACGAAGATTATCTAGATTTATACGGCGCTGAACCCGGAGTTAGTCTGGTGGATGCAAGGCTGAAAGCTGTAGAAGATATCGAAGAAAGCGCAGAGGAGCAGGGCGATCTATTAGACATACCCTTTACTTTTGTTGATGATGTCTTGAATCAATTATTAAAAGCAGATGCGTTGACTAAAGAACGGTTAGAGGGGGGCGATTTTGCGATATATAGCACAGGCCCAACTCAAGAAATTATAGGGTCAGTAGACAAAGATACAGGTGCCATAACTCCATCAAGCGATAATTTTTTCAACACAGAATTAAATCCTTATTATGAAGAGTACGAAAGACAGCAAGAACTTGCGCGGCCAAGTCCCTCAGAGAACGAAGATATCCCTGCGGAACCTGTAGAAATTGCGCCCGAAGTAATCACTCCTTACGACTTCGATTCAATCATCAGGTCGATTGTAGACGGTACAGAGACAGAGACGGGAACAGATGCGGCAGAAGGAACAGAATCTCTCCCAGCAGTAGGACAGCCTGCGTTTGACTTCATGAGAGACTTTGGAGCCTTCAGTTTGTCGCCTCAGCCTGATGACGCACCAGAACGCATATACAGCCCCACATACTTGGCACCGGTATCAGAGTTGACCGCAGAACAAAGACAAGAACTATCTGGTTTACTTGGAACCCCTTTAGGTGCAGGATTAGACTTGTCTTCTATCAGTTTCGATCAGACTCCGATGGAGACAGCGGAAGCGTTAATAGAGAGCTTAAGTCGTGATCAGTCGAGCTAATATAGGTAAACAGCTCACAGGCAATACACAAAAAAAAGAGAGGGTAACGATGTCTAGATTTCAAAGCACAGGTGATGATGCAAAAGATTTAGAGATTATCCGGTCCGCTAAAAATATAGATGATGGCCCCGTAGGCATGAAGAGCGGGGGAAAGGTTAAGAAAAAATCAAAAAGCAGAGTCAATGAGGCAGGTAATTATACAAAGCCTGCGATGCGTAAACGCATCTTCAATAGAATCAAAGCTGGCGGAAAAGGGGGCCGACCCGGTCAGTGGTCTGCACGTAAAGCACAAATGCTTGCTTCCGCTTATAAGAAAGCAGGCGGGGGCTACAAAAACTAATGGCTTTGAAAAAATCACAACAGTCGCTAAAAAACTGGACCGCGCAGAAATGGAGAACCAAATCTGGCAAGCCATCTACGCAAGGAAAGAAAGCGACAGGTGAAAGGTATCTTCCAGAAAAAGCTATCAAGGCAATGTCGTCAAAAGAATATGCGGCGACAACAAGGGCAAAGCGCAAGGCGACTAAGGCAGGCAAGCAGTTTTCCAAGCAACCTAAAAAAATTGCTAAGAAGACGGCAAAATATAGGTGATATAAATGGCAGTAGTTACTCCAGCTTTACCAGAGATATTCGAAGAAGCGTTTGAAAGAGCAGGTTTAGAGATGCGTTCAGGTTATGACCTGAAGCAGGCTAGGCGCTCTTTGAATCTAATTACGCTGGAGTGGCAAAACAGGGGCCTGAATCTATGGACCATCGAGGCAGGGACACAAGCTCTGAGTGCTGGAACAGCAACCTATACGTTACCCGCAGATACTATTGATGTTATCGAATTGAGTTTGAGGACAGGCTCTGGTGTCAATCAAACAGACACGAATGTAGAGCGGATTAGTGTTTCGACTTACTCCCAGCAGACAAATAAAAATACACAAGGAAGACCAACACAGGCGTTTATACAAAGGCTGGCAACTTCAACGACAGCGACACTATGGCCCGTACCAGATTCTGCGGACACTTATACGCTTGCGTTCTTTAGATTGCGGGGCATAGAAAGTATTAGCGAAGGAGTTACAGGCACGGCAGATATGCCGCCAAGATTTGTTCCTTGTTTGGTAGCAGGCTTGGCATATTACATCGCGATGAAAAGACCAGAGGTCAATGATCGTGTATCAGCATTGAAGCAAGAATATGAGTTTCAGTTCGAGTTAGCGGCTGGAGAAGATCGAGATACATCGACGATATCTTTCGTTCCGTTCAATACGTTTTATGGAGCGGGTGGATGAAATACGCCAAAGCTAGCAAAGCATTCGGTTTTTGTGACCGAACAGGATTCCGCTATTCACTGCATGATTTAGTAGTGGAAATACGTAACGGTATACCCACTGGATTTAGGGTGGGCAAAGATGTGGCTGATCCAGATCATCCACAAAATTTTCTTGGACGCATACAAACCAGTGACCCTCAGTCACTTCTAAACCCAAGGCCAGATCGAATATCTGACCCCGTCAGAGTTTCGTTCCCAAACCTGAATGAAGATACACTTGACCCGCAAGGTGCGCCTTCAGGACTCAGTGCATCAGTAGGCACTGTGACAGTTACAACAACTTAACAAAGGAGTAAGCGTAATGGCTAAGATGCCCATGAAGAAAGACCCTAAAACGGGCAAGATGGTCCCTGCTTTCACTATTGATGGCAAGGGTAAGATGAAAGGGGGTGGACCCATGAAAAAAGCCAAAGGCAAATCAGTTGGCGGAGCTATGAAAAAAGCTAAGGGTAAAGCTGTAGGTGGAGCTATGAAAAAAGCTAAGGGTAAAGCTGTAGGTGGAGCAATGAAGCGCACCAAAGGCATGGCCGTTGGCGGAGCTACAAAACGCACTAAAGGCAAAGCAGTTGGCGGAGCAATGAAGCGCACTAAGGGTATGGCTGTCGGTGGAGCGACAAAGCGCACCAAAGGTATGTCAAAAGGTGGCGTTACTAAAAAGCAGATAGGCGGAGCTATGAAGAAGACCAAAGCAACCAGCAGAGGCGGTGTTGCTAGAGGTATGGGAGCCGCTACAAAAGGCGGTAGGTATAGCCGGAGCAATTAATGTCGTATTTGATAAGTAATTGCCCTTCGTTCAAATGCTGGGTGCGGAGAGAATTTACCTGTAATCATCAAGATTATCATGGTGAATATTTACATGCTCTAGCGTTTGCAGTGAATACTATTCCAGACAGGTCGCTTACTTTTCAGGTGGTGTTTACTGGCTGTGAAATAGATGATCCCGAATCAGGGATCGAAGAGAACATTCATGGCGGCGCTATGTGGGCAAGAATGCCTATAGAGGCTCTGGTTGCAGATATCGAGTTAGATGAGTGGCCTGAGAGGATGGAAGATCATCTATGCCAGCCTTGGGACTGTGAATCGAGACATCATTCGGTGATTGTCATGGACAGAGTAAGTTCTAGTCCGTGGATCGCTAAGATCGATGGAGAGTTTTATCAGTCGAGATATATGTTCACGGTAGACTATACAGAGAATGAAATTGCAGACTCTGCTGATCAGCACAAACAATCCCATGTGATGTACTTAACAGAAGGTCCGTGGGAGGGTAATATCATAGCGTTGCCTAATAACAGGGTTAGAGCAACTTCTCCTGCGTTATGGAGAACTGGAGAAGGAGCGCCTGATTTCGCACCTAGCCAGTATCTGCATTCGGCAGAAGGTCACTCTAGTTATACTGACCCTGCAATTACTTTTGATAATTTGTATCAGGACTAGTATGAATTACACAGAGCTGACCCAAGCGGTAAAGGACTACACGGAGAATGATGAAACAACTTTTGTTTCACAGATTCCTACCTTTGTTCGTCAGGCAGAAGAAAGAATCAATCGATCAGTGTTGATACCCGACTTACGAAAAAATGTAACCGGTACCACAACTGCCAGCAATAGATTCGTCAATACGCCTAATGATTTCCTAGCAGTGTTTTCGTTAGCCGTAGTAGATGGATCTAGTAAATATCAGTTCCTGCTCCCGAAAGATGTCAACTTCTTGAGAGAAGCATATCCCCAGACATCGACTACAGGGCTTCCTGTTTACTACGCAATATTCGATGATGATACGTTTATCGTCGCTCCGACACCGGACACAACCTATACGGTGCAACTACACTACTATTACGATCCTCCTTCGATTGTCACCAGCTCTACAAGCTGGCTAGGCGACAACGCTGAAACAGTCCTGCTTTATGGAACGTTGCTCGAAGCATATTCGTTCATGAAGGGAGAGGCTGATCTACTGAATCTTTACACCAAAAGATACGAAGAAGCACTATCGAATCTGTACAACCTTGGCAAAGGTTATAATAGATCGGACAGCTATCGAAACGGAGAATCAAGGGTAATAGCACAATGATAAACGGTATGAGTTTAGATTTCGGACCGGCACCTGAAGTGTCTGTGTTAACGACAAATAATCGTGGTCATACACCAGAGGAATTATCTCAGCTCTGTGTCAGCAAAATTCTTAGCGTGTCAGATAACTCGACACCAGAAGTTCGTGATCAGGCAAGAGCTTTTAGAGGTAGCCTCGAAAAAATAATTGCTTTATACATGAAGCAGGCGGTCCGTTCAGACCGAACCACTGTGTACAATGCGATTAGGGACGCAGGACACGATAAACTAGCTGAATATATAAGGAGGCTATAATGGCTTTTTCTGGAAACTTTCTATGCAGTTCTTTTAAACAAGAGGTGCTTGAGGCAAAACATAATTTTTTAGCAAGTGGTGGCAATACGTTCAAGATAGCTTTGTACGACAACAGTGCTAGTTTCAATGCCGCAACCACAGCTTTTACATCGAGCAATGAGATTGCTGGAGGCAGTACCGGAATCACTTCTGGCGGTATAAGCTTGACATCAGTTAATCCCACTTTAGATTCAACGACCGCTGTTTGTGATTTTAACGATGCTGTTTTTTCAAGCGTGACTGTCACTGGTGTGCGCGGGGCGCTTATCTATAACAGCAGTAGTAGTAACAGGGCGGTTGCTGTTTTAGATTTTGGTGGAGATAAGGCGGCAAGTGCTGGTGACTTTACGGTTGTTTTTCCAACAGCTAATGCGAGTAACGCAATAATTCGAATCGCCTAATTAAGACACCAAGGAGATCCTAAAGTGTCTAATGGTTGGGGCGAAGGCGGTTGGGGTCAGGGTGGCTGGCAGTCTGTTGAAGAAAAGGCTGTCTTCGAAGGTTGGGGAGCAGGCGGATGGGGCGAGTCCGCTTGGGGCCAAGTTGCGGGTATCAATACTGGGGCAACAGCAAGTGTTGGCTCGGTAACCACAACAAGTTCAGCTAATGTTTCTGCGACCGGTGTATCCGCAACCGGTGGAATCAATGGAGTTTTAACCACACAATCTGGCGTATCTGCGACAGGTAGTGTCGGTTCTGTAACCGCAACAAGTTCAGTTGAACTTTCTGTTACTGGAGTTTCGGGCACAGCAAGTGTTGGCACTGCCACTGTCGATGGTGAGTCAGATGTAACAGTCACTGGTCTATCTGCGACCGCAGATGTCGGATCAGTTACTACAACAAGTGGCACCGACGTTTCAGTTACTGGTGTCTCTGCAAGAGGTAACCCTGAACTAGGCGGTGCGCTTCACGCTGAATATTTCCTTCCTACAGACACAGGTGATCCAAATGTCACAGTTATGGCATTTGAAGACAGCACCACTGTTTCTGCTGATGGATCTTCTCTTGGCACAATTAGTTCGGCTGGCGGGACGCTTACTGTTAGTGCGTCCAATTACGAAAACAAACTGATATCTGCCGACAAGCCAATCACACTACAGAGTGCTAATAATGAAACCACTGGTGTGCCTACATCTTGGCAGGGTACGTCATTCGGTTTTAGGAACACCCGTACAGGCGTTGTTCTACAGTTTAGATCGATATCCGGTACCGCAACCGTCCAGATATTTAAGGACGGGTCATTAGAAACAACACTGAGTGTTCCAGACAACACTACAACGTCACAAACCTACTCAGATGATACGAGCGATCCTGAATATCAAATATTTTCAGACCTACCGATTGTTGGTTTTAAAGCCGCAAACGTCAGCTTTCAAACAGACACACATCCTCTATTTCCTGCAAGCCGAGAAATTTTCGGCTTTGCTTCAAGCTCCGCAAACATAGTTAAGGTAGAAAACTACGGTTCGTCATCTAGTTATGCAGAGTTCGAGTCAGATGGTACGACCAGTAGCACCACAACCATAAGCACAGTTCGAGGTACAGGCGGCGGCGCAGGAGATTACAGAGGCTCATCGATTCGTGTTGTGACGGGAGAAGGTGTAGCGGGATTTTCTGTAGCAGACGGTGATGGTGGAGAGAAGACAGCTTTTATACCGCAAGGTTGTTTTGCTCACGAGTTTAGATTAATCGAAGCCGCAGAGTTTCTTGCCATTATGGGTGCGCCGGGAACCGAT